TCGGTCCACGCAGCGATTTGAATCACAGCGTTTTCCAAGGAGGTTTCGTTCAAGTCAACACCAGTTGTTGGGCTGTTGTAGTTCACACCGCCGTTAACGAGGGGGTGACCAACGCGAGTGCTGGAACTGTTGTTACCGAACAAAGTAACGCCGTCACCGCCCAAGTATGCGCCGTTGAAACCGTTGTTGATAACGGAAGCGGCTTTAACTTGCTTGGTATAAGCCATAGCACGGGCCAAAGACTTGGTGTAACGAGCAGACAAGCTGTCGTACAAGTTATCTTCCACAGCTTCTTCAGTGATTGAGAAGCCAAGGGCGATAGTCTCGTGGTTGTAACGTGCTGTGAAGGCTTCCTGCGCATTGTCATAAGCAATGGCTTGGCCCTCGTTCTTGACTGGAGCAGAACCAAAGCCAGCCAGCTTTGTTTCTTCTTCAAAGCTACGCTCAGATTTCTCTGTTTCGTAGATCTCTTTGTGCTCTTCGCCATAACGGGCGTATTCCATGCCGAACAAAGCGTTCAAGCCGGGGAGCAACTCTTTAAGTAGTTGTGCGCGTGAAATTGCCATTTTAAGTTACTCCTTAGACGCCAACAGCGTTGCTGTAAGAGTGGTAGCCGGGGTTGAACTTCACCAGCAAGTCAGTGTATGCGTCGCCAACAGTGGAGAAGCCGGGAACGTTAGCAAAGCCAACAATACGGAAAGCGGCAGTGCCTGTCTGTGAAGACGAAGAAACTGCAATGTTGCTGTTACCAGTAGTTGTTGAGCCAGTGCTTGTGCTCTGAGCGTTAGCCAAGAACACGTTGTTGCCCAAAGTTGTCTGTGCCATAGAGCCGTTAGCTTGCACTTGGAACACAGCGCGATCGTCATCGACCACATACGCAGTAATAGCAGAGCCATTCACAGAAGCTGTGTTGGCTGGGTAGTACTGAGAATAGATCACTTGGCCTTGTGCGTTGACGTAAGAGCAACCAACAAACACGCCAACAGCACCAGTCAAAGTGCCGCTACCGGGGAAAGAGTTGGTTGTACCGTCGGCGCCAGTGCCAGTAACGATGTTCAAGTAGCCTGAAGAGTTAACATAAACAATGGTGCCATTGAAAATGTTTGTGTTGTAACCCGCAGGGTCGATCAAGAACTGACGTGTGCTACCAGCGTATGGTAGACCACCCAGCTCATTTACGGCGCGAAGGCCGTAGGGAGAAGCGGTAGATGCCATTTAAGGACTCCTAAGTTTATTTAGAACCAGAACCAAACCCACCACGCGTTGATGTCGACTTGCGTTCGGCAAACAGCGGCATACGTGGATCGTTTTGTCGCATGAAGTTGTTGTCAACTGATTCCATCTGGTTTTGAGCCTGTTGGTTGTAGTACTCATCCCGAGCACGGGCTTTTTCAGCAGACATCTTGCAGAGCATGAGGCCACCGATTTCCACGTTCCCAGTCTTTTCGTTCCCCACCATCATCAATTCCGGATGGTCTTCTGCCTTCACCGGCTCCCAACCTTCACGCATTTTGCGTGACACGTTGGTCACTTCCGCTTGGCCCATAACGTGAGTCGCTACCCAGCGATACACATACCCGGGTTCAGGCGTTGGATCAGGCAAGTTTGTCGGCGGTACGTATACAGCACGAGCAGATTTTTCGCGTGTCGTTAGATCACGATTTTTACGGTCAATAGTTTCAGCCATTTCAGTTCTCCAGTTTTGCTACTTGTGCAGCATATTGCTGCGGGGTTAATCCTAATTTCTTCGCTAACGCTACTTGCGTTTGCGTCAGCTTGATTTTTCCTGCGCTCGTAGAACGAGACACAGAGGCAACCACTGTTGTAGGTTTCTTTTGAACCTCACCAGACCTTGGCTTGTCATTCGTCTGCCCGAACAAGTCAGGAAACGTAGACTTCATGCGAGCATCAATTTGCTCGAAGTATTCAGCAGAGCGGGGGTCCACTCCGTTTGAGACTAGTTTTTGATGCAGCCCTAGTGCGTAGCTGGTGTATTCCTCAAACCCTTGAGCGCCGAACCACTGGTTTTTTGCCTGCCAGCGCAGTGTCTTTTCGTCGGGCTCAGCCTTTGCAGGCTGGGTTTGTGGAGTTTGTACATCAAATTTTTCTTCCTGTAAAGGGGTAGGTCGAAAATTCTTTGTTTGTTCTACTTTGATCTTGGCATCCATCACCTCTTCTTGGGCGGCAATGATTGCGTCAGTGTCAAAGGATTCCTGCGCTTCTTTGAGTTTGCGACGGGCCATGGCAAGTTCTGCCTCAGCCTTTGACTTCGCACCTTCAATGATCGCTTCTTGTCCTGTATATACATTCTGTTTGAGGCGTTTGTTCTCCTCAATCAACTGCTGTGCTAGACGCTCGAGCTCCTGTTTCTCACGCATCGTGGCTTCTTTGACACGGCGTTCGTCATGACGGGCATGTGTCAATTCTTTGATTCGTGATTTGACTTTGTCGGAGTAAGTCTCGATTTCTTCGTCAGTGGGATCCTCCACCTCACGGTCCAGCGGCTTGCGGCCTCTGTCACGCTCAGGCGTGTCGTCCTCAATTTCAATTTCTACATCGCTGGCGCCTTCGATTTCAAAGTCGACATCACCGGTCTTCTTCTCTTCGATTTCGTCAGGAAATCTGTATTGATCTGGCATTTTTATCCTTTCAAGCGCGGGTCAGTCCGCGAGGGTCTAGCACAACAGCATCAACTTGGTCATCGTTGATGAGACGGAACTCCTTGCCAAAGATCTTGAATCTTGTGCCGGAGTAAGTACGTACTAACACAAAGTCGCCCTGTTTACACCATGGTCCGGTGGGAAACTTGGCAGTGTCTTTGTACGCATCGGGGCCTACGCGCAACACGAACAGCACCGTGGTGGCGTGTTCTTCTTGACGTAGTGTGGCGGTATCTCTCACGAGATCCAGTGTTGTACCTGCAATCTTTTGATCGACTTCAGGGACTACGCAGAGCAACTTCCAACCTGTGGGGGTGGGCAGTGCGCCTGCTTTTGTTTCGTTGTCATCATCTTCCTCTGGGGCGTCCATTGGTTGAATGTGAGGCGGCAACGAAATACCGGGAGGCAGGATTAATCCTGATTCAGATTCCATCATTTGCTTTTTCGACTTTCTCAAGCAGGTCAAGTAGATAACGCTCTGCGAGAGCTAGACCTGAAATAATCCCGCAGAGTTTTTGGTATTCCTCAAAGGAACGACACGCACCACCAGCCAAGTCGTCGGCATAGTTGTTCATGTCAGTACGTATTTTGTCGCGCAATACGTGTGCGAAGTCTTGGATCATTTCTTAGATGTTCCTTGGTTCCTGCTATTTTGGAGCGCAGCAGTTCTCGCTTGTACGGCCATCTGAGCCTTACTCTTTGCGATGTCAGCGCCCATTTGGACGCCGGCACGTTCTTGTTCAAACTGTTGTTTGGCTTGGCTTTCTTTGATTTGCGCACCTGTGCGTAAAGCGTCCAACTCCAGTTTGCCGCTGACTTCTTGCTCCTTCAAAGCCTGTTCGTCGGCCTTGGCAGCAGCGTCCATCATGATCTTTTGTTTCTTGAGCTCCAGCTCTTGGGCCTTCAACTGCAACTCTTGCATCTGAATCTGCAAGACTGGATCTTGAGCTTGTTGCTGTGCCTGCATTTGCGCAGCCTTGGCCTGATCTTGCATCAACACTTGTTGTGCGGCTTGAGCCATCATGCCTGACAAGGCGATCTCCACCTGTGGTGGCAGCTTCTCGTCTTCGGGAGGCAGTGGCATACCGAGTTGTTGCTCGATCTTCTGACGCATCTGGTAGCCCACGTGCTCTGCAATGTGCGCAGTGATTGCACCCATGATCTTGGGAGCTTGTGGGTTTTGTCCAATGAACTGCTGAATCATCGGGTCTTGCAAGAGCAACATGTGCACTTGAATGTGCGACTGGTGGTCTTGATGCAAGAACGCCTTGAGTGGTTTGCCCTTGAGTGCATTCTGGTTCTCCTGCACGGGGTCGATCGGCTTCATGTCCTCTTCGACTGGTACAAGCTTCTCAGCGTCCTTGATGCCAAGCACGTTGAGCATGCCACGGTGCAACTCGGGCAGGTTGTAAATGTCCGGCGCCATCTGCGCCATCTGAATGACGGCTTGGTACTGAATGACGCGCTGAGACATGGTCGCAGCGTTGGGATCTGACACGGGGATCACGTCCACCAAGTCGTAGTCAGCCTTCTTCGCTTTCTTCGTGCCGTACTCAGGGTTGTAGGTGTAGCTTGGGTCTGTGTAGTCGCGGATGATGTCCTTGAGTAGTTTGAGTTCCTGCTTCAAGGCAAAGTGCACACGAGCCTGCACAGCCGTCATGACTTTCAGCTGGCGCTCCAGCAATGCCAGCGTTGTACCCACGGGAGCCTGCGCAGACATGTCAGACACCTTCATGTCAGCCGTTGCCGCAAAGCGACGGCCTTCGTCCACGATGGTCTGCATCAGGTTAAACAGCGTAGCGCTTGGTTCCTTGTAGGGCAGAGGCAGGATGCTGTCGCGGATGTTGCCAGAGGCTACGTCAACGTCTCTCCACTCACCGGGAGCAATCGGTGTGTCATCACCCTTGATTCTGAGGCCGCGGGACTTGAGGCCGCCCGGAAGATTAGATAACGTTCCTGCGTCAACCAATTGACGCATAAGGCTAGTGGCTGACTTGGCAAAACCGCCGATGAGGTGGAAGAGGCCAAAACCATATGCTCCAAAACCGGGGATATATTGGTAGTGGACAAAATGCTGGCGCTTGAGTCTGAGATGGTCGTCCTCATTCCAGTTACGGCGAATGGAGAGAATGTCATTGGTGCCTTTGATGATGGTGACTACGTACGGCAACATGATGCCGGTCTCAACTTCTTCGCCATCTTCGTCCTCTGTCATGTCCTCGTAACCTTCAAGGTTCAAGTCCACGTGGCACTCATAGATGGTGTAGCGGTCATCGTTCAGATCGTTAAAGCCAGTCTCTTTGTCCTTGGCTTTCTGAATGTCGGTGCGATCTTTGGGCGCGTCAGGTAGCTCGATGTCTAGGTAGAACCCAGCTTGCTGGAGCTTAACAATCTCGTTCTTGGTCTTGCGCATGACGTGCGTGATGCGGTGGCAAGTGTCGAGATCCGTTGCGCCGTATGGGAGCAAGATGTCTTCTGCTGGCACGAACATGGAGACTTGCCGGCCAAGCGCGGGGTCGTAGTACACCTTCTTGAAAGCTGAACCCGTGGCTGGCAGTGACCAAAGCATACGCTCATGCTCAGAGCGGTACTCCGTCATGACTTCCGTCAACTCGTAGTTCATGTCGTCTTCAACGTTGGCCGCAATCTCTTTGATCTCAGGTGTTTCTTTACCAATGATCTTGGAGCGCACAGGGCCTTGCGCGGGGAACGTCTCAGTGATTGTCTCGGCTTGGAAGCGCACAACGGCTTCGGTGATCATGGGGTGGAACACACCGCAAGCGCCTTGCCATGGCTCTGTTCTTTCCTCGATCTGTAGACCTAAGAGCTTCAGACCGTCAACGTAGGTCTTCTCCCACTCTTTGCGTGACTGCTTGTCTTGGTCAATGTCTGCCACCAAGTCACCGGCCAAAGACTGCAAGGCACCATCGTCAATGTATTCGGCCAAGTTGTCTCCAAAGCCTTCTTCGGTATCTTCACCGGGCTTGATCTGAATCTCCATGCCATCAATACCGATGTTGACTTCTTCGGGATCAACGATCTCGATCTCCAGTGGGGACTCCTGCTCAGCCAGTGCGTCAATCCCAACGGGTTGCTGGTACAGCGCTTTGTCGATGTTCGTTGCCATGTTCAGTCCTAGTAATATGCGTATGTCTTACGGCGGAAGTACTGTGGATCGTCTTTTGCATCCGTGTCCAAAGTAATAAACCCGCCCTGCCTAAAGCGCAACAGCGCCTGTGTTGTCGTATCCACGAAGTCGTCGTGCTCCCCAACTGGGAACGCCGCCATCTCTTCGATTACTTCCCGTGCCCAACGTGTATCTGGCGCCCACACCATGCCAGAAGCAAACAAATCAGACACTGCGTTTAATCGTACCATCTTGTCGTTGCCACGGCTAGGGTTTGTTTCCATGACAGGGATGTCCATGGCCCGCAGTTCCTGAATCAACGGCGCACCAGCGGCCTTCTTCTCCACGATGAACGCATCAGGTTCCCAGTCGCGGTAATGTTTGAGCGCAATCTGCTTCAGTTCGGGAAACGCCATGCGGTCTTTGAACGCATCGAGCAGAATAATCTGCGCCGCGTCTTTCTCTTCCTCGTTGAAGAACACACCCCACGTGGTACAGGCGGAATAGTCCGAGTTGTTCTTGGTCTCAAACGCCGTATCCCAGCTCTGGATGATGTAGTCGCACTGTGGAGGCTCGTCGCCCTCCCAAATACGCCACATCTTGCGCCCAATGATGGCCGAATTCTCGGCGGTGGGCTGCTGCATATACTGAGCGTTCCAATACCGTGGGTCGATGGACGCTTTCGTAGCTTTCAGTGCCGGCAAAGGCCACTGCTCTGGCCACAAGGACTTCTCGTTCTCTGTGTCTTCGTTCAGGATCGCTGGAAGCTCCACAATCTCCCATGGAATAGCGTCTGGATTGCGCGCTTGGTAGTCAATCAGGCGTCCGGTCAGGTCAAGCAGAGACCAACGGGTCATGATCACGATGATCGCACCGCCCGGCATCAAACGTTGTAGCGGTCCTGTCTGGAACCACGACCACGCCGTGTCAAATGCCAGTCTAGAATTGGACTTAACATCCTGCTCTGAATGAGGGTCATCAATAACGAAAAGGTCAGCACCGCGACCAGCAAGAGCACCCCCGACACCAGCAGCGTAATACTGGCCGCCAGCACTTGTAGACCACTTACCAGCCGCTTTTTGGTCATCAGCCACCATGGTATTGGGGAAAACTTCTCGGTATTCATCAGATTCAATCAAGTTACGCACACGCCTACCGAAGTCCTCCGACAGACCAGCAGTGTGCGTGCCCATGATGATCTTTTTGTTGGGGTACTTGCCTAAAAAATAAGCAGGGAACAGGTAGGAGGAGAACTCTGACTTACCCATACGAGGCGCGATGTTGATGATCACGCGCTTTTTCTTGCCTTCGACCACGTCCGTGAAGATCTTGGCCAGCTTTCTGTGGTGCGGACCAATCTTAAAGCCCGGATACACGCTCGAGGCAAAGCCCAGCATGTTGGTTTTGGCGGCTTGCAAGCTGGCGCGTTGTTCTCGCAGCTCCAAATCCTGAAACAACTCCATCTTTTCCTGCAACGTCATGTGCGGGAGCGCCCGCTGCATGGCTGCAAGCTCCACTTTACTGAGCGTGGTGAAGTTCTCAGGCTTCATCCGTGTCGTCCTCTTGTGGTTTTTCTTCCACATCGGCTACGTCGCTGACGTCCGTCACGTCGATGACGTGCATGAATTTGTTGAGTTTCTCTTTGATCCGCGCTTCCAGCTCCACGTCCGACAGCTCAGTCTTTTTGACCTCGACGCGGTCAGTGAACAGCGCGACTTCCGTCACGCGCCCCAGCATGTCCAACGCTTTAAGGCGGATTCGGGCGTCTGGATGGTCTACTTCTTTAAGGATCTGAGCCACGGCAAACCCGCGCAGTTCTTTGGCTTGCTCGACAAACGCCCAATCATAGGCCGTGAGCATTCCCACCAAATGCTGAACCGCGGCTGGGGTCTTTACGTTAGCTAGTGCTTGCTGCGTATTGCCTGCTGGCTGGCCGGTCACGAGACTGGCAAAAGACTTACGGGCAGTGTCTGCCGCCGCCTTGGTCTCGATCTCTTCGTCCTCAAGCTCTAGGTCTTTCAGCCACTGCGCCGTTTTGACTTTGGCGTCGATGGTTGTGGCCGGATCTGCTTTTTCAAAAGTCAATACCTCAGCCGTGGCGTCGACCACGTCTGGATGAAACTCGCCGTTAATCAGATGTTCAAGCATTGCGTAGGGTTAGTGCTGGCGTTGCACTTGTTGCCTCGTTGCAGTTAGTGTACACTTCTTTTCGGCAATGGTGCAAATTTTTTGTTCATTGCTTCTCCTTGAGGTTCGCCTCCTTGAACCCCCGAGACAGTCTGCAGACCCTCGGGGGTCTTTTTTATTATGCCGTGTCCAACGTTTGACATGGTACCTTGTAATTTTTTATAGTGGGGTGGGGGGTGAGTTAGACATGGTTAGATTTTGTTAACTTTGTTTGAAGGGGTGGGAGTCGTGATTTTGGAAAATTTGATTTGCGGCTATGGAACAGTGTTTATGCGCAAGCTGGACGCCGCCCCCAAAAAGGGGTGGTGGGGGGTGGGTGGGGTCAACCACAGGGCAAAACCGAGTCCCCAAAATACCCCCATTTTGCACCCCTTCGTAAACTAGAGGTATCGGTTAGGGACACAAAGCCTAGCCGATCGGGGACAAGGTGTCCCTGTTCTTTAATCTTTCTCAAGGAGAATCAAAATGACTTTATCTACTCACATCACCAACGCCCTCGATCACGCTATGTCATACGCTGACAGCATCGACAAGGCACGCAAGGATGCCAAGGGCATGACGCACGATCAAGTGCGTGTCGTGATCCTGCCGATCGTGTCTCGCAAGCATGGTGTGCCACTCGTTGACGGCAAGGGCAAGGCTCAAGGCACTAAGGTGTTCGACAGTAGCCACACCAAGTACGAAGCGGCTAAGAAAGCGGCAACGAGATTATTGACTGACATTTGCGGTGTTCAATCATCGGGCAAGAAAGAGCCTGTGACTTTGCCCCGAGGCATTGTGCGTAACATCGCCAACGAGATTATTGACGCAGGCTTGACCAAAGCCCAGTTCAATGAGTTGTTGGCACAGTTGCGTGACGCTGTTCAATTTCAATAATCTCAACGGGGACACATTGTCCCCATTCTTTTCCACGAAGGCGCAAGGGCGAGGCTCTTGCGCTGTTTCATTTCTTGTCCAACCAATAATCTCAAGGAGTTAATCATGCGACTACACGATTCAGACGAAACCATGTTTCAAGCACTCACAGCCCTTCACGCCCAATATGACGAGCGTTGTACCGAGATCGCCCACTACGAACTCGACTTTGCTATTGATGACTTCATGTCAATCATGGACGACAACGACCGCTGGTTCTTACGCCACGCCATTTCCTACCGCCACAACCAACACATCCTCACAGGAGTTTAATCATGAAACCCACAGCCGTACTCTCACACATCGCTTTGTCCGTCATCCTCATCGCCTGCATCATCGTAGGCTTCATGGGCATGGATGAACACGGCGTTGTCCCCTTGTTCGCTTTGCTCACCCTTGGCGGATCATTCGTGCTTGGCACACAACTCATGCTCATCATCACAGGAGAATAATCATGCGTAACTTTATCCAACCCATCATCAAAGAGATCGGCACAATCACAATCCGTGGGCGTGACTACCATATGCAAACCATCAGCTACGGCTCACAGCATCAGGTTCATGTATTCCGCAAGGGCGCATTGCATCTGCGTGGCATGGTGTTTGAAACTCAGCGTGAGTACGAACTGTGGCGTAACGGGATGCACCAACTGGACTTGTTTGTCTGAGAATGGGGACAGTTTGTCCCCATTCATCAATTATCTGAGATTATTGAAGGTCATCATATGCCAAAAATACCGATGGCGGAGATTAAAAACTTTTGCCACTTGTCACGCCACCCCACAGCCCGCGTAAACATTAGCGTGGCACGAAAATCTGGCAATCTATCTATCTTTTTAAATATATGTATATATATAGAAGCTTTTTCTAGGGGGTGTGTGTATTTTCCTGAGCGAGCCACCTTCAATAATCTCGTGCCTTGTATCTTTTGTCCTTTGGCGTTAGTCGTTGGAAAAAAAGATAGATACCCTGCCACATTTTGGCGTATACTAGTATTCATGCGGTCTCCCAAGTGGCACAGCAAGTGGCAAAACTTTTTAATCTCTCCATTTGTGAAATTTTTCAAACCTCACCTTCAATAATCTCATGCACAAATCCTACGCCCAACTCACCCCCAACGCCCTTCATCAAAGATTGTTGAAGGATCGCATACACCCCGCCGAGATGCAGGCAATCAAAGACGAGGTAGCTGCACTCAAAGAATCACAGCGTGTCGACAAGATCACACGCACCCAACGCAAGGCAGAGTGGGACAAACTGCTCAAGCCCCTGCGATACGAACTCAATAATGCCAAGGTTGGGCGTGCCTACGATCTCGATGACGATGAGCGAGTCGAGGCGTTCGATGCGTACATCCTTGTGATGGAGACATTATTGACTCGCTTCGCACAGCCCCTCAAGCTACTCGAAGCCACGCCCATACAGCTTGCCATGGAGAAAGACTTGCCCAACAACGGCGAGCACTGGACAGACTGGGTGCCTGAGAAGATCAAGGTGAAGGTGTCAATAATGTTTGAGCAACTGCCACCCAAGCTCAGGGCTAAGCGCAAAGTCCCATTCCAACGCCTGACAACACCCGAGCAGAACGCCAAGGCAAGGGACAAGCTGTTGCGCAGGACAAAGAAAGAGATCGAGACGCTTGAGCGCAAGCAGAGCATCACGCAAACCGAGGCAGGGCAAGCGACATTATTGAAGATGAAGCAAGCCCTGAAGATTATCAACAAGCTAACCGACACCGAGCACATCCCTGCTACATGGTCAGGCGTTCTTTAGGGAGGGAGGGTAGAGCCGACCAGTGTCTTTCTTTTGCGTCTAGGGAATTCCCTGAACGCAACGGGGACAGTTTGTCCCCATTGGTCACGGCGCTTGGGCAACGCCGTTGACCATCCTCATACTGCCTAGGCAAATTCAAGGAGAAACAAAATGAAAAGAGAACCACACAGCAAGTACACCCACGCCATCGTGGAAGTCAAACTTATTGCCACATGGAACGATGGCATTGTTGAGGACTTGACGCCTCACCTACCGCCCGAACTGCAAGCCAACATCGAGGAGTACATCACCGAGATGGATGACCTGCGTACGCAGAACCCTGCCAACTATTTTTTATAAGGAGAAACAAAATGAAGCTAACAGCCAACACGCTCGACAACGAAGTCAAGAGTGCCGTCATCAACATTGGCAGTAAAGGCGCGCACATCGAGGCGTACATAAACGACTCTCGTTCAAGCACGCCAGAACTGTGCATCGACTTCTACAACAGCAGAGGGCGGGTGTTCTCTCGTGAGGCTATCCCATTGTCATTGTTCACATCAAGGAGTAAGTAAATGACCTATGTCAAACGCAAAACCAACATCCAGTTGGTCAACGATCTCATGACGCACTCACAGAATGGCGTGCTCATGCAGGCATTCATCATCGAGGCTATCGCCAAGTACGCTGAGATAACCAAAGAGACTTACAAGAATCCAGAGTGGGCGCCGAACTCATTCATCAGCGCACAGTCATGGGTCGCGTGTGCTGACGAGGCACTGGATGCAATCACTAATAGAAACAGGGAGTGAGATATGAGAGCAGAAGAAATTAAAGACTTACCCGCAGGGTCTATTGTGCGTATCAACTCAGTAGATTGGATACGCATGGGCGATTCAGGACATTCAGACGGGTTAAACGGGTACATCTTTAATCCAAATGATGGGGACTGGATGAGTTGGTCACACCTGTGTCTTGCAGATGATGAAGTTGAATTGATAAGAAAAGGAGAAGCTAAATGAAAGTAGTTATATTGCAAGTTCACGGCATGGCACGCCCGCCATTCAGCAATGCGTTCAGCGCACGCTGTTTGGTTATGCCATCACAGTTGTCAGACTCTATGTGTGACGACATCCTGCGCCAGTATGACGACATCTCATATGTTATTAGCTCTGGCGATCCCATTGTCGGTGTGCATAGCACATACGAGATCCACTCATACGATGTACTCGAAGAAATGGAGGTGCCTGCGGTCTGTTGAGATCGTGTGTTAGTTGAACGGGGACACCCTGTCCCCGATGTGTATTTCTTTTTATAACTCAAGGAGAATGTTATGTTCAAATTTACTTCTTTCGTGGCTAGTGACATAGCCTCGGTCGGGGGCAACCAAGTGCGTATGCTCATCGTGTCGTGCAATGATCGGTACCTCGTGTACACCGCTACACGCAGACGCTACATCACAACCGACTGCACACTGCGTGGCGACTTCACCGACCCAGCTGAGCTCATCACTGACAACAACCTCATACGCTGGACTGGTGTTGGCTACTACAAAGTCGACACTCGTGTAGCGCCCAAGTCGCTGACCTATGTCGAGGCTGTTGAGTACACGCAAGATCGCTACGACATGAACGCAGGTATGCGCCAGCTTATGACTCCCAGTCGTGCGCTGTCTGATCTGCCTCGCAGTGTGCGTAACGAGCTTGGCTATCGCATCGATCGCGCCATCAACAATCACATACGCAGGCTTGACCCTGAGAACTACAGGTCAGCATCTGCTATGACTGAGGCACACGCTGTGTTCAAGGGCGGTCACTACTACATGAGTGTGACTTTCATGCGTGTACGCAACGCCTTCCGTGAGTTCGGTCACATGGTTGCGCACTTCAAGGCAGGCGGTGACAAGCACACCATCGAGGACATTCGTGATGCGTTCTTTGATCTCGACAATCACTACCATGACTTGACTGCCCCAATGTCACACGCACACGAAGCCGCTCGAGAAGCAGCAGAGCACAACTGCGAGGACTTGGAGATTGTTGCTTGCGACTGCGGTCACTACGAGCGTGACGGTGACGAGCACGATGTGCGTGGCGACACATGGTGTGAAGCCTGCTTCAACGAAGACGCTGTCTATGTCGTGGATGTTGACGAGTACTGGCCTCGTGACGATGCGTACTACTCTGAGTCTCGTGACGCGTACTACTCGTACGATCGTGACTATGAGGAGAGTGATGACGATGATGACGATGACGACAATCCAATCATGTCGTACTCAACCAATGTGCTTCATGTGCTTGGCAATGAGTGCGACATCAGGTCTTCGCACTTCGGTGAGTTCACCATGGGCATCGAGCTTGAGATGACTTCGGGTGATGCGCCATGCGATTCAGCCGCTGAGTCTGTGCGTAGCCGTTTGGGTAACTCATACTGCATCATCAAGCATGACGGCTCGCTACCGCACAACGGCTTCGAGGTTGTCACTGTACCGCACAGCTTGGCTACTCACATCGCCAAGTTCAAGGCTTGGGACATTGACCCAGCGTATCGTGCTTGGAACACAGGCAAGTGCGGTATGCACATCCACATCGACTCGCGTGCCTTCACGCAGTTGACGCTTGGCAAGTTCCTCATGTTCATCAACAGCAATGGCAATGTCGAGTTCATTCGTAAGATTGCAGGTCGCCATCCATCTGTCGATGACCAAGCCCGTAGCTACTGCGCTGCTGAGCATCAGTCCATCCTTACCAATCCCAAGCAAGCCGTCAAGGGCAAGTCGGGTGAGCGGTATCGCATGGTCAACATGATGAACTTAGGTAGCCGTGAGGCTCTGCGTCTTGGTCTTAGCATGGACAACAGCTACAACGGCAAGTACAACACTGTCGAGCTTCGCATCTTCCGTGCCTCGCTCAAGAAGGAACGACTGCTTGCACAGATCGAGTTCACTCATGCGTCTGTCATGTTCTGCCGTGTCGCATCGTGGCGTGATCTCAACGGCACATCGTTCGTCAAGTGGCTCAAGACTGTGGCGGGTCAGTATCCTGCACTCGTCAAGTGGTACGGCGTGCGCAATGTACATACCTCTACGCCAACAGTCATAGCGCCAGCTGAGGTGACTTGCACTGATGCGGTACCGCCTGTTGTGCCCCGTGACTATCGATTTGCACACGGACAGAATCACGGGTATCACCTAGTGGTACCTCACAACAACGGCAGGGGTATGCGTGAATACGCTAGTAACAACGGGCTGTACTTCACATACTTCCGCTGTGCTACGTTGCAACTTATGCTTGCTGTGTTCCCATACTCGGGCGATGAGACAACCATCGGCGATGACGATGTGATCTATGTGCTTGACGTTGTCGACAACGTGTGGAATCTGCAAGAGGACGACTTCAACGCAATCATTCGTGAGCACAACCCTGTGCAAGCTGATGTCTCTGCTACTTCAATCTAATCCAACAACCAATCGGGGACAACCCGTCCCCATTCTTTTTATCTCAAGGAGTTTTATTATGTGTCTCATTATTACTGGCAAGTCTTCCAAAGTTCGTTCAACTCTGCTCGATACACACGGGCTACTGAGCGACATCTACACAGCCAACCCTGACGGCATTGGCTTCATGTATGGTTCAGCCAAGGGTCTCAAGGTCACCAAGTCTCTGCCCAAGAATCTTGGCGATGCTACTGCGTTCATTCAGCGCCTGCCTACTGACGATCGTGAGATTGCCATTCACTTCCGCTGGACTACGCACGGCAAGACCGATATGCTTAACTGCCATCCCTATGATGTGATCCCTGGCTTCATCGCCATGATGCACAACGGCGTACTGCACACAGGCAATGCCGCTGACAAGACCAAGTCCGACACATGGCACTTCATCAAGGACTATCTGCACAGCGCTGTGTCCTCTGCCCCTGAGCTTGTGTACGACCAAGGCTTCGTTGCCATGCTCGAGGAGTTCATCGGCAACAATCGCTTCGTGTTCATGAACGGCGAGGGTCGTATGCAACACGTCAACTTCGATCAGGGTATCGAGCATGACGATATGTGGTTCAGCAATACCTACGCTTGGACTCCATCGCGTCTCATCCCTAGCTACAAGAGCACGACTGCGATCAAGTCCTACAAGTACACCAATGCTTACGGCAGTTACATGGACGACGAGTACGACGAGATGTACGACTACAACGCAAGCTACGGCATCTATCCCCGCAAGGAGAGCGCACACAGCGCCAACTACGACGAGTCAGCATATGACTTCCCCGATGACGAGGATGGTTTCGTTCGCCCCGATGCTGACGAGATTGCCGTTGCTGTGACCGAGGCTGACGTTGACAGCTTCGAGGTGTGGCTTGACCAGATGCCTGCTTACACCATCACGACACTACTGCACAACTACCAAGCGTCTGCGCTTAGCTACTCACATCGTGACGACTTGTGCTACACCGAGCAGGGTCTGTACGATATGCTGATGGAGGGCGATGCGTCTGGTCTTATCAGTGCTGCATCCAAGTCGTTCCACACAGTCAGCGCTATGGCTGAGGTCATCTGCTACTACTTGCAGTGGGATGTACGCAAGCCTGTATCGTTCAAGCCAACAGTTCCTGCACTGTTGACCTGATGTATCGCGGGGGGTTCGCCCCCGCATTTTCAAGGAGACGCTATGAGAAAGACAGGATGGGATCCACCACCCCTGATGCAAGACGATAACCCCCAACTGAGCCGATGGTTCGCTACACGACCTGACGCTCGCTATACATTTTTAAACTCAAGGAGAAATGAAATGCTAGACGCACAACTACAAATGATTGCCGATGATCTCGTTGCCAAGTACAGGCATGAGATCGCGCGAGATGGTGATTGGTGGCACGGGACGGATGAGTACTCGTTCAACTTCCACTCGCCTGACGATGACGATTGGTTCAATGTGAATGTGTACAAAGTTGATCCAGTTACGGGCATGGACAACTATGAGTGGATGATTGATTTGCCCCGTGTGTTTATTAAAGGAGAAAGCAAATGAAGTTCGAAGTACGCAACCACAACGACACGCTGCTTGGCGTGTTCGACAATGTGCATGACGCGCTCAAGGAGGCCATGCTATACAGGCACACAACAAGCAACCCAGCTTATGTAGATGAACTAAAGGAGAACGATGATGAGCCAAGCGAAAGTAACTGACACAGTGGCGCTACACCTGCGCTGTATCGAGGCAGATCTGCGGGACTACCTCATGAACCCTGCCGAATACAGGATCGACCACATCGAGGACATTCACGTACTGTTACTCAATGTCATGGAGAACCTAGGCGTATCAGTCGAAGGAGAAACAGAATGATGACACCATGGGAAAAACTAGAGAGAGTAATACTTTTAGTTGCGGTATTTATACTACTAGCAGATCTTTTTTACTGGCGACCCTATTGACATCTGTCTACTCTTGGACAAATAATGACAACCTCAAGGAGAAAATAATGAAACACACACCTTACGACACGGGCAAGGTCAAGATCGGCCTGCTCTACGTACCACCCCCACCACCGCCTACACCCGAGGATGACTGGGCACAGTCCATCCTGCTTGGGCACAGGCGAGGTCTGTCAGACCTAGAAGCCACCACCCTAGGCTCTCTCGTGTTAATCGCTCTCATCACCATCGTCATGCTCATACTAGGAGGAAACCCAAATGCCTGACATTCAAACTGCCATGAAACAAGCACTGACTAAAACCTTAGTTGATTGGGATGACGAGGCGCCAGCCTCTTCCTCTGTTCAACCAGTGTCAACCTCTGTATCCAAACCTTCTCAAAACATTCAGGGAATTCCCATGACCAAAACCACAGGACAACCCCACCGCTTCGGAGTCACGAACAACGTCTCACGCGAAACCTTCAACTACGTCAAAGACAACCCCGGCTCTACACGCAAGGAAATCATTGCGGCTCTCGAGCTTAGGAACTTTGTGGAGAAATCAACATCGTCTTTGCTTTCGCAGATGGTCAGACAGAAGATGATGCACATAACAAACGGCTTGTATTACGCAGACATTCCTGAGTACGTACCGATCAAAACGCACAAACCCGTCAAGAGCAAAGGCTTAGTACCTGCACGTGAGCCAGTCAAGGAAAAGCGCAAGTACACCAAGAAAAGCGAAGGCATCGGTGCGCTACTGCAAGCCAAAATAGATAACGCGCCTACGCCTAGCCAAGATGCGCTCGATGCGGCCGCGTACGCCATGGGCAGTCCTGCGCGTGTAGACAGATCATTCCTCACAAAGCTTGTGCGTACCAAATCACCAGAAAGCATTGTCGAGAACTTGAATGTGATGCAGGCACGCGAGTTGTACGACTACCTCAAACGCATTTTCAACGCGTAATTTTTATAACCTCAAGGAGAAAACAAAATGGCTACCAAAGCAATTGAAACTACATACATCATCTCACCACCCAAGTTCGCTACTGTTGACTTGATTCTCGAGGGCGCTGCCCCTCTTGTTGTCGAGCGCTTCAGCAAGAAAGCGGAACTCATGGCCAAGATGCAAGAAGGCTCAACGGCCAAGAGCAAAAAGGTACGTGAGGCGCGTGACTACGACAAGGAAGCTGAGGACGCACGCTACCGCAGTATGGACGATTGGGAGGGCGTGAATGCCGCATCGTTCAGGGCGGCCATGATCTCAGCGTGTCGCTTGGTTGGGTTTAAGATGACGCTTGCCAAGTTGTCCACGTTCGTTGAAGCTGATGGATGGGACAAGCAAGACGGCATTCCGCTTGTGCGGGTCTATGGCGACAGCGTTGTGTACACAGCGCACACTAGAAATGCAACGGGTGTGGTCGACGTACGATCACGTCCAATGTATCGTGAGTGGGCGTGTAAACTGCGTGTCCGTTTCGACATGGATCAGTTTAAGATGGTGGATGTTATCAACCTTGTGAGTCGTTGTGGCTTGCAAGTAGGTATCGGGGCAGGCAGACCTGACAGCAAAGCTAGCGCTGGCTGTGGGTTTGGTTTGTTCCGTGTTGTAGAGAGCGACCGAGAGGCCGCAGTTAAAGCCAAGTTTGGCATCGAGTAAGCCAAACGTCTAAGCAGGCAACGCGGGGGCTGGCGCGGCTAGGTGTGTTGTAGCAGGGCGTGGTTTGTTTCGGCAGGCTAGGCTCGGCTTGGCACGGCGTAGCGCAGTTAGGCTCGGCGAGGCAGGCTAGGCATGGCGAGGCGCGGTTCGGCCCGATTCGGAGGGGCACGGCAGGCAGGGGCTGGAGCGGCTCGGCGCGGAAGGTTCTGGCGCAGTGTGGCTTAGCAAGGCAGGCTTGGTTCGTCAAGGCGCGGTAAGGCAGCGCAAGGCACGGCTCGGTTTGGCATGGCAAGGCAGGCACGGCTCGTCATGGAGGAGCTTGGTAGCGACCGGCTTGGCTCGGCAAGGCAAGGTAAGGCAGGCTAGGCGAGGCGAGGCGCAGTCAGGCGTGGCGTGGTACAGCAAGGTGAGGCAGGCAAGGCGAGGCGTGTTTGGGCGCAGTGTGGAGACGCACGGTGAGGCAGGCACGGCAAGTAGTATGGCTCGTTTAGGCATCGCGTGGCAGGGCAAGGCAGGCTAGGATGGGACGGGCTCGGTATGACATGGCGCGGAGCGGAGCAGTACATCACGGCAGGCATTTTTATTTTTAACAAGGAGAAATCATGAACGAAGAACGTAAGTACCTAGAGCAAATGGCACGCCGTAATGGTGGTGTGCTGTTGATTGATGATGTTCTGAGGGCGGCGCAGGACGAGAGTAATGTTCTGCACCGCCACTTTGAATGGGACGACACAGAGGCGGCTAAGCAGTACCGCCGTGAGCAAGCGCGCTCACTGATTCAGAAGTGCAAGATCACAGTGCTGGACAGCACCCCTACCCATGTCCGTGCATTCATCAGCTTGCCCTCTGATCGTGAGACTGGCGGTGGCTACCGCATGGTGGCCGAAGTCATGGGCAACGAGAGCATGAAGGAGGAGTTCATGCACGACATCAAACTGACCATCGCACGCTGGACGAAGAAGCTTCATTTGGTTGACTCAGACATCGCCGATCTGATTGTTAAGCTAGACGTTGAACTGAAGAACCGCCAACTTGAAATGGAAACAGAGGCACGCGTATGACAGACATAAACATCACCATATACACCAAGGCACACTG